GTAATTATTGACAGTCCTCTTTCTTATTCAAATATTCCTCTTGTTTATCAACAGTCTGGACTAGCAAATCCATCATCAGGAATTGGAACTCAGGCAAAAATTGATATTATTGCTGGATTTGGATCAGATATTATTGATTTCTCAATCTCAAATACCGGATTTGGATATAGAAATGGACAATATCTGATCCAAATCCAGCAATAATATCAATTTTTTCCTGAGTTCCAATTCCTGATGATGGATTTGCTAGTCCAGACTGTTGATAAACAAGAGGAATATTTGAATAAGAAAGAGGACTGTCAATAATTACATTTGGTGAATTTGTACTAGTGTATCCAGAAGCAACATTTGTAATAGTTACTGGAGATAGAATGTGACCATTTCTTATAGAAGCAAATCCAACATGAGTAACCGTAGTAATTCCAACAGAGCTACTTGCCACTCCAACTCTCACTATACCAATCTGAGGATCTAAGATTTCAATACTTACAGAAGTTCCTGCTAAAATTTCATATGGAGATGTACTACCAATTCCAATATTAACTGTCGTAGTTCCAACAGATATAATATTTGTATTCTTAATATATGTTCCAACACCGATAGTGCAAGTGCTTCCTACACTCAGGAGATTTAGATATCCAAATACACTATTTTCATTATTAATTGTAATTACTGTAGAACCTGCTGATACTGTTGATGCAATACTTGTTAAAATTTCATACTTAGTGTCAGCTCTGTATCCTGAACCAGTATTGCCTATTGATATTGAAGATATTGTTCCAGCGATAGAAACTACTGCAGTTCCTCCAGCAGAAACCAATGGTTGGTATCCAAATCCTGCAGAAGAACCTACAGAAACTATCACTCCACCTATAGGAAGATTTGATGAGTTAACATCATAACTTAACTGCTGCCCATCATCATTAAATATTGCTGATGTAATTCCAGCGTTTTCGCTTAAAGTGTAGTCATTAACTAAACCAGGGATCTGGAATATATCATTGATCAAGAGAACCGCATTTTCGTCTTCAATTCCAGTTACATTTGAACCATCTACAGATAATGTAAATTCATTTTCCATTCCAGTAAAACTTTCTGAAATATCATCAAAAATGTAGTTCTTACTGTAAGTTTCGGAAGAACCTCCAGGTGTTCCTGATCTTAAGAAAACTCTACCTTGGAAATTGGAACTAGTAGTAATTCCAGTCCAGTCTCTAGAGTCTGGTGGGTTTGTTGTTGTTGATAGTGGATTATTTCCATATGGAGCCTCAACAAAATTCAATGTATTATTGACAATATTATAATTGCCTGTAACTTTTGTTACTAAATCTCCAGTGGAGTATCCAACTCTTGTTGTTCCTAACCAAGGACGCTTTACTCTAACGATATTAGTTGATCCAACGCCAACAGACTGAATTTGCATAATCTCAGAACCAATCTTAATTAGATCGCCCCCAAAGAAAGAAGTTATACCTGAGAAAAATGCTGCATCTTGACTTGCCAAGAATTGATCTGAAAGTGTAGTTGTTATTGCAGTTGAAACAACAGGTGATTGTAAGTAATTGTCAATTGCAACAAGGACTTTTGCATTCTGATTTGTTGCAGTAAATGTATGTGAAGTTCCTATTCCGACAGATACAATATTGAAAACTTCAGGATTTGTCTTTAAGGCTTTTTCAGCACTTTCTGCAAGTTTTATTTTGTTGGCATCAACTTTAACAACAAAAACAGAACTTGGAAGTTTGTCAGTTGTTCCTATTCCAGTTACAGAAGTGGTTGCTATTCCAATATTCTCAGTTGTTCCTGCACCTGGAGTTGAATATACTAGTTCTTCTCCAGTTACAAAGAAATGATTTGGGATGGTGATAGCGTCAGGAACATCAATTGATGCAGCTGCTCCAATTACATTTTCGTCAGATGCATCAATATATCTCTCAAAAATGTTATATCCTTGATGAGTTAAATTAAATGCTCTTCTCAAATCAGAATTAGTGCCTGAATAAGAACCATACTGAGTATCTAGATACGCATTTGTGAAGTCTAGGGATACTATAGAACTTTCATCATCTTCATATTTCATGTAATTATAAAATACTCTAACTTCAGCATTAATTCCTGAGTTAGGAGTAAATGTTAGGCGAGTAATATCTCCAACCTTAGAAGCTCCAAAAGTTCCTAATCCAGAACTGGTTTCTAAGACACCAAACTCAGTGATGTAAGTATTGCTAAAATCTGGACCATCATCGACCAACATTATCTCAGAAACTTGGTGTGTATTATTATCAGGATCTGAGACTTGTGCTATAAAATAACCTGCATTGTAAGTATCTGGATATTCTGCAATAGAGTTTGCTACTGGAGAAGCACTAGATGCAATAGAAGTGTTTACTGATCCAATCAATGCATGATTAAATGCAAATGATCCAATTCCTGTTCCCTCTGAAGATATTGCAACTATTACAGTATTGACAGAAGATGCTACTGATACATTAGGAACGAAATCTACTTTTATATTCGATCCATCAATATATGGATAGAAAGTTCCAAATCCAGATGTTCCTGAGAATGGGTCTTCGATTTCATTTGTTAATTGGCCATACTCTAAAATGTTAACATCACTTCCATCATGAAGAATAGTTAGTTCTTCATACTCATATCCACCATCTTCAGTTTTAATTTCTACAAGAACCTTAGCGGAATTATATGTATTGCCAATACTTACAATATTGGTAGTTGAACCAACAGAAACTGGATAACTTGTTGTTTCTAATTTTATAGATCCTCCAAAATGACTGGAACCAGTTCCAGATACAACATCTCCAATATTATATGATAATGTAAAAATATTATAAAAGTTGTCTTCAAATTTGTTTGGATAGAAGTTTAAAATTCCATCAGTTCCTGATAATGTAAAATCAAAAGATCCAAGGTCCAACTGAGTTTCAACTCTTCCATATTGATTTAAGTATCCAAATCCTCGTGCATCGTGCAGTAAAGTAACAAACATTACCTGACTTTCTGCAGTATGATCCGTATCTTGAACATATGTTAAAAACTTATGTGCTTTCGCATCTGTTATTGGCCAACGAGAAACTTCACTAAATCTAGTTGATCTTGGATTACTATTAAATTCATTTGAAAAATTATCTATAGATAGTACTCTATTTCCTACAGATTCGGAATAATCTGTTAAACCTCTATTATTGAAGAAAATTTTGTCTGAGAAACTTGGTATAAAGTTTTCTCTTACAATATCAAAGTTATAAACACAATTCATATTCACATTTTCAGTGAATTCAATAATGCGGTCAAAGTATGATTGTGTTGTTCCTAACCCAACAGATGCATTTACATCGGAAGAATTTTCAATTATTAAGTTAGAGAACTTTTTAAATCCTGCAGCATGATTTAGAGAACTTACGACATCATCCCAATCTTCCAATGCTACTTTGGACTTGAGAGAATATGAGAATTTCTGATAGTAGTCTCCATCTTGAATAACCTGACTTGTATTATTCAAGAATCCAGTTACTTCTTCCCATCCAGACTCAACTCTCGATGATGCATCAACATTATAATTTGCACTAAAGTTTATAATTGAATTTATTGTACCTCTGGTTTTTGATGAAACACCTTCTAAAAGATGACCAACGGAAAAATCAATATTCGAATTAACTTTTAGATATCCATTCTTACTATCCCAACTCTGAACAGTTCCAAACATTTTTGGATCGTTCAGACAGATTATTTCCTCACCATCAACAAAATTAGTAGTAGTTAAATCAATGTCGAATGTTGGGAAATGCTTCTTAGGTATAATTCTTGCAGATGATCGATCTGGATTAAATGTTCCTGGAAGTTCATCGGTGCTTAAATATCCATCCAGGCTAAATGTTACAATACCAATTCCGCCTAGATTTTCATCAATTCCGTTGATGACAAATAATTTATAATCATAGTTTTCTGTATTATATCCTCTTCCAGTATCAACAATTTCTACAATTCCATTTGGATTTGTAGAAGCAATACCAACACTTGCATTTTCAATCATAATCTCGTCACCAATAGCAAATGGGAATGAGTTTGCAGTACTAAATCCTGTTGCTAGGGTTACAGTTACATCTTTTGTGTTTGAATCATATGTTATTGTCGAAATTCCTACACCATTTGAATTTTTAACTGGTAGCAGTCTAGGCTCTATGCTATTAATTCCAAATGTATTTTCAACAATATTGATTTGATTTGTTCCAAATTCAAATCTCAGATCAACCTCTGTCTTTTGCTCTCCAGTTTTCCCATCAAACAATAGAATTTTTGGAGGAATATTTCCATAACCAAATCCAAAAGAAGTAACTCCAACTCTATCTAAAATTGATAGATTATTAATCTTGAAAATCTGAGGAAGTTTAGCAGTTGGTTTGACAGTTCTATCATATGGATAATCAAAACCAATATCATTTAGTTTTATCTTCTTGATTTCGCCAATATTATTACTTGAAATTTCGAAGATTGCTCCGGATCCCAGACCACTAATAACTCCAGATATTGCTGGGAGTTTATAATAGTTGCTTCCTGAATTGAAAATTTTCAACTCAGCTACAGAACCTATTCCAACAGAAGAATCTGTAGAATATCTTATTGATGCATCAGATTGTGTGTATGAAAATGACTCTGGAATCTGTGGAATAAAATATCTAAAACTATTAGTGCTTTCAATGGATACACTATGTGTTCCAGAGTACTTACTATCGAGGATAAGAAGTTGACCATAACTCTTTACTTCATCATCAGATACTATATTGATTTTTTCTGTAGGTAAATCTAATTCAGAAATAGGAACTAAATCATAATATAAATTGGTTGGTAAACTATCACTTAGCGTTAGTGTGAACTTCCCATCTACTCCCACAGTTCCTGTTCTAGTTACAGAAAAACTATTTTCTGCCAATACCTTTTCAAATTCTGTGGTTTTGTTTTGATCAACATAAAGAACAAACTTAAATGCTGGATATGCAATAGAATTTCTTGTATAAGTCAAAGATAAGTCGGATAAATCAAATTCTACTGATGAATTTTTATATAACTTGATTGGTGGATTTACCGGAGATAAGAATGAATCAGATGCACTGGTTATATTTACTATAGTTGGAACAAGACTTGTCGCACTGTAATAAGTTTCGGATAACTTAATTGTGTCCTTATTGACAATTACTGCATAATAAATTTTTTCATTTATTAATCCTCCAGATGGAGAAGTTGCAGTATAAATTAATTTTTGACCAGGATCAAATCCATGATCTAATATAGTAATTTCATTTGTAGATACATTGATATTTGCAGAAGATATTGTTTTCTTATCAATAACTAATCTTCTATTATAATCATTATAAGATACTGCAAATGATGTTGATATGGATGGTTTTACATCAATATACACAGTGTCTGATGGATTTAATCCATGAGTTTCTGAAGTGGATACAGTTACTGTATTTTTAAAAGTAGAGACCGTTACTACATTTTGATAATTTGTCTCAAAACTATGGTTATCGCCACTTCCAAAATTTGTAAAGTATAACAAACCTATAGAAGAATTAGTGCTACCAATTCCCGCATATGTGCCCGTTGAACTTAGTCCAATTCTAACTGTAGATAATCCAATTAGATCATTAGTAATTTTTGCAACATATAGTTTGGATTGATCAGAAAGGGTTAATGAAGTTGAAATTCCATTTGTAGAAACTCCTATTGCAGATCCGCCGTTTAAATTATAAATCAATTCATCTCCAGTGTTTAAATCATGACCTGGAATGTATAGAGTTTGTGTTGGAGCAAAGAACTGGGTTAAACCGGCACCTGGATTTGAAAAAACAATTGTAGATCCAATTCCAACACCAGACTGTGTTCCTATTGCGACAGTATCTGAAGGATTGAAGTATAACTCCCTATTGAGTTTAAAGTTAAATGATGTTTTAAACCCAACTTTAGCTGTAAATTTTCTAGGATCCTCATAAAATACTGTTGTTGCGCTATGAGCTGAACCAATTGTTCCATCAATTCCCCTTAATACCCTAATTCTGGAAGAAACATTATCAATGTTCAAAATTTTAACTCTTTCATCTTCAATATCAAATATATCATTTACTCTTACTCTATCACTATCAAGTCCTCCATATACTGAAAAATAAGTTACTATACCAGTGGTGCCTGTAGAACCTACTCCAGATCTTAAGACAAGAGTTGATGTTGTTACTCCAATATTATATTGACCTGTTAAATTAACAGCAGTTGTACTTAATCCAGCAATAGAAACTAGATCAATATTCTTAAAATTATGTGGAGATGGAGAATAGAAAATATATTCTCCACTATTCCTTGCAGGAAAAACTTGAATAGAATTTATAGATGTTGTAGCACAACTAATTGATGTGACATTCTTACCACCAACCTTAGAAACTCTAATATCTGCCCCAAATCCCCTAGTTCCATTATTGTCTATAATTAATTGGTCATCTACCTTATAGTTTGTTCCACCTGTGATAATACCTACGCTAGAGATCCTTCCGGGCGCAGCATAGGACACTTTGGCCTTCTGAGTGTCTCTGAGTTTATATGGTAAAGTAAAGTATTCGTATGATGTAGACTCTTCTAGCAAATTATATGATTTAGTATTTCTTATCCAATTTGAAGATAATAAATCATAATCATTTTGATTGGATGATTTTTTGAAGTTAAAATCATTTGGTTTTGAATAGAATGAATCACCAATCAAGTATGGGAATTCTGGTTTTTTGTAATTTGAGAATAATCCTTGTGTCTCTGCTTGAAGACTCAGAGTTGCAAAGTATGCATATGTTCCATTGGGAAATTCTGGAGTTATGCAAAATCTTCCATTGTTCTCATCAAGAACACTTTCATCTGAAGAATTTACATACTCATAGTCTTCTACAAAGAATCCCTCTCTGAAAACTGAAATTGGAGGTCTATTTGATTTTAATCTGAGTACATAACCAGATCTTAGTTGAGTTACTACTCCACCAGACTTTTTAATATATCCAAATGGACCGTAAATTGGATTTCCATCATAAGCCCAACCAATAATAGGAGAGTGGTACTTAGAAGTACTCTTTTCCGCATTATTTTCAATAACTAAGTCTGGATTGTTATAAAGAACAGTTCCATTTTGATCAGAAGAATATAAAATCTGCCTTAGTTTTCTTGGAGCATATAAGTGTGTATATTGTAGTCCAAAATAATCATTCAATCCATCATCAATGAATCCATCATCATCAGTTATGAATGGTCTATTCTTTTCAAATTGATTGATAGTCCAAGTTTGTAGTTTTGATTTAAATACAACATTTTGTCCAGGATAAATTGTCTGAATAGAAGTTTTTCCTTGAACATAATCTATTCCTCCGCTTATCACATTGACGGAAACTATTCTACCATTAGACACTGTTGGAACTAATACTGCACCTTGTCCAGTTTCAGAAACTACTTGTAAATCTGGAGCGGAATTTAAATTTGATCCACCATTGTTAATAATTACTTCGACTATTTTTCCATTAGAAACAATAGGAGAAAGTTGAACTCCAGATCCAGTCTGAACATATACTTCAGGCAATCTGGTGAAGTTTATTACCTCTGATGAACCATACCCAACACCATTTGATGATAAGTTCACAGATACTATAGATCCTCTGATAATAGGTTGAATTCTAGCTTCAAATGTTTCTGATCCAACAGATGAAATTCCAATCTCACCTATAACTTGAACAGAAATTTCTGGATAATTTAAATTATGAATACCAGATCCATCACTTACTAGATTTACATATTGTTTAGTTCTATAATAAAATTCTTGATCTACATTTGGACCAATGGATGACAATTTAACATTGTCGTTATCAACTTTTGTTAGATAATAGGTGGAACCTGAAGTTAGTCCACCAATTGCAACTCCGGTTGTAGAATAAACGACCTTTTCTCCTGATGAATATCCGTGAGACTTTATAGTTAGAGTATCTAAAGCAGTTCCAACTCCAACTACCGTTGTTTTCTTATTTTCATAACCAGATCCTGATGAAATTAAATCAATTGATGATATTACTCTTTTCTTTTGCTCTGCAATTAGAGTGTGTCTACCAACACCATAATTAGAAAAAGTTATTGTATTGATACCAGATATAGCGTCTTGTCTAGTTTTGTGTAATTTAATATTCTGAGAATTTTGTACAGAAACATAGTATGAAGAACCAGTGGTCAACCCAGATATTGCAGTTTGTCCATTGGGACTGTATATTACTTTTTCATAATCTCTAAATTTATGATAAGTGGAAAATCCAATAGCGGATGTTGACCCTAAAGTTACTAATCCAAATCTTTCTTCAGTATTGAAATTGACTTCGTGTGAAACAAATGCTACTCTTGCTTCGGCAACAGCACCAGATCCATTTCCACCATTAATTAAAATTTTTGGATCATCAACATAATCAAAACCACCATCAATTAGATCTATTCTATTAAAAGATCCACGTACCGCAACATTTCCAGTAGCTCCAGTACCAATAGAATCTGAAATTACTAGATTTGGTGGATTTATTACATCATAACCAAAACCACTAGAATCTACCTCTAGTTCCTCAATTGAACCATATCTAATGTAATCTATTGATTTGTAATTTAATATTTCTACACCATTAACAAGAATACCTGTAGATGTGCCTGGAGATGTTTTTGATCCCTGTAAATCATTATTTTGCTCAGGAATCTCTCTAAACAATCTTTGATTGTCTAAGTCTTGTCCTTTAAACTTATAAAATTCAATAGTATTATCTACAACACTAATAGGTTCTGTAGTTACATATTCTTCACTATAGAGTTGTGTTCTACTTTTCGCTAACTTAATTTGAGTTGGATCTGATAATCTTTTTACGAAATAAATTCCCTCTTCAGCAATACCAGTTTGTGTAGTTGTAGTAATTACTTCATTTCCATCGATGTCAATTGAAGTTGTAGTTATTGATTGTGGAGTATAATAGATTGAATCTCCAGTATAAAATCCATGATCACCACTGTTAATAATTTTGAAGGTATCAGTTGATCCTGTTCCAACTGGAGGAAAAGTCCCACTAAAAGTGATGGTATTTTTCTTTACCTGAACTGCCTGATCTTTATAAAATGGTAGTGATGATGCAGCTACTAGAGTTTTATTCCCATCCTTATATACATTTTGTACATTTGCTGCAATTTCAGAAACATCAAAATTAACAGCATTTGCTTTCAGGATATTTCTTCTGACTGATATTGAATATCCATTATCAATGATATTATCCAGACTTCCCTGATTGCCTATGGTTATTGATCTACTGTTGTTGACGCTAATAACAGTAGAGTTTACAGTAAAAGCCGTTGAGGTTAATGTAATAGAATCACCTATCCTAAAGATATGGGGATTATCTAATACTAATCTATATCTAAAGTTTGAAGCATTGACTTTAGTAATCGATTCTACATTATATTTTGTCGCAGCATTTAAAATCCAAGAATTGGATACTGCATCATTTGACGCTACACCTAAAGTTTGAACCTGGACTATATCACCTTTTTCGTAATATTTGCTATTCAACTGCTGCGACATATCTGGTCGATACTTTTTTACTTATTTAGTACGAATATCCAGATGTTATTACTGAACTTCCAATCGAAAGACTAGTTAAAACTGATAAAATTCTCACAGATACTTGAGATCCATCTACCAATGTAGTAGTTGCAAAAGTATTAACTCCAACCACAGTATCGTTCAGTATATTTTGCGTTACTCCACTAACTCCATAAAATTGGTTAATAGATTTAGAAGTATATGATACTATTCCTACAGAACGATCTGAATATGTCAAATATAATTGTCCTGAATTTGGAAATCCTACTGTTGAATCAACATCCAAAGTTGTAGATGATGAAGTATAGTCTCCTATAATTTTGGTTCTTGGATGAGAAACAAATGTTCCATACTCTGCACCAGAGAATTGCAAGTCTCTGCTATAATTTGCATCAAAACTTACCTTATAATAATCAGTAGATGCTCCACTGACAACTATTCTTTCGACATCAGTAACAGGAGCATATGATTTATTAATGATATTGCTATAAGAATTTTGAAAAAGAGTATATCCTTCTATATCTTGCACATTACCTGATATTGGTTCTACAATCATGTCTTTGGTGATTTTGTAGAGGGAACTCGATGGCGTAAAAAGATTATCCTTTGGTTTAATTATTTCAACATCTTCTCCATATAGAGCCTTGAATAAAATCCTAAATGACTGATCTGTTCCCTTAGAATTATAAAAATCTTTGGAGTGTTTTATAAAAATATTTTGATCTATTTGACTATTAAGATCTCTACTCTCTAGTCCTGGAAGAATTTGATACTTAATTTTTGTTAAAAACTTTGATAAAAACTCAACACTTAAATTTTCTACACTATCTTCTGAGTTATGTGTATCAGTCTCAGTTTCAGAAAAAATAAAATCACCTTGGTCATCACTTATATAACCTTGAAATCCACGAATACATCCAGTAAAACTATTAATTGTCTTTCCAGTATATGTAATGATTTCTTGGTTTATTCTTATGAGACCATACTTTTCCGGAAATCCTTGAGTGTTAAGAACATTAATAGTTGTATCCAACTCATCAATATCACTTCTCAGAATAGTTGAAGTAATCTGATTAGTGTTATTATTCAATTTAATGTAACGATCAATATTTTGAACCAAATCAACAGGTGCTCCTTGAAACTCCTGTGCCTGATAATATTGTGATAAGAATTCCCCAATAAGAGGAAATTCACTTCTCACATAAAATGGAAGTTGATTTTTTACAATTGTTGAGAATGGTATTCTAGTTTCTGTCATTTTATGGTTTTACTAATAATCCGCTGTTATAATCGTAACTAGATGAGACAATATAAGTTGATGCTGAAGGGTCAAGTCCTGATGCAATTTGATCACTTACCATTTCAAAAGTACTACTATTAATATCTAATTGTAGATAAAGATCCTGAAGACCAATTACATCATTTGATTTTGGAGTTGTACAGACTTGAATAATAGATTGACCATCAATTATCTTCTGTGTAGACTGAATATTAATCGGATTCAGTGTAATAATACCAGTTTTGTAATTTATTGTTCCAACATTTCTTCTAAGAATATTTGCGTCTGTTGAAGTTGGAGTTGATAATGAGAATAAGAACAATGATCCAGTAGTTCTATTTGTGTCTGGAATATCTCCAAGATAAACATCTTGCTGAATACCGGCGACTCTAAAGGCACTAGAACGGATATTATATCCATCCATACTATTGATATGGAATTCATTACCAAATCCAATAGAGTACTCTGCAAGGGCATTTAAGGAGGCTCTCACATCCCTCCTCATTGTCACTGAGGTGATATTGGAAGTGATTGACTCGTGACTATCATCAATAATTTTCAAAAACTTACTGTATTTGAATCTTGCTCCATACTTATTCAATTCACTTGACTCTGCATAGTTAAGTACATTATTTTGTACAATAGAAGATACCTGAGAAGCAGATCTTGCTTGATTTGTATTGTAATATACTTTCGAATTAACTTCAATATACAAATATTTGAGATCTAGGATCTCTGGAACAATTCCTGCAACTGCATATTTCTTCAAATCTCTTTTGATATTTTCTTTTATGAGATTTGGAAGAAATTCGCCAGTTCTTGGTTTGATACTAATGAAAACTTTTCCGTATTGTGGTGGAATTAATTCTTCTCCGCCAAATACTGATATGGATTCTGTTTCTGGATATATTCTTGCGGGAATAAGAGTCTCATAATCATTAGCGGTCAGTGCTCTATTCTGAGATGCATATATTCTTGGAGCAAATTTCTTAATTGAGTCTACCTTTTCGATTACATCGCCACCAGTCGCTGCAATATCAGTTGTAATTAATGATATTCCTTGACTTACTGTATATGTAATTCCATTTCTAACATATGTAAGTCTTCCATTAAATGCAAATCCATTAATTCCGTTTGCACTAGATCCATTACATGTAATATATGAAATTTCAACTACATTACCTTCACTTAAAGCTTTTCCAAAAACTCCATCGCCAAATAATATTTCGTATCTCTCGTCTTCTACTTCTTGCAGGAAATAAACTCTTGAATCTCCATCAATATCAAACAAACTATCTTGTTTTGCATAAGTTTGTTTTAGAGTTCCGCTGTTTGTTCCGACTTTAACTTCGATAAGATCGGAATCAACTCCAATATTATTGATTAAAAATCTTTGATTTGGATTTCTTGATGTATATGTATAAGTTTCTGTTAAATATGAACCCTCATAGATTGGAATTAAATCAAATGTAGCAATTCCATCTACAACAGGAACAACAATATCTTCAAGTATTGAAAATACATATGACTCATTGCCAAAGGTTCCACTAGAAGTAGCAACAGGACCTTTATTCAAAGTAATGGATGTTGGTGCAGGGGTAATACCGTCAGTATCAATGAAAAAACTTACCGTAGCTTGAGATGCTTTTCTTGATCTTGGAGTATAACCAATATTTTTTGCTAATGCGACTACATTTTCCCTTAAAGTAGCACTATCAATGAAACACTCATTTGACACCATATTTGCATTATATGATGTGATGTATGTATTGTATGCAAGAACATCCAATATAGTTGAAAGGTTAGACCCTTCAAAGTCATAATCGGTAAAATCCGAATTATTTCTGAGATATTCTACGAGTGTTGATTTAATCTGGTCAAAATCCAGATTTGCGAAATTTATTAGTGCCATTTATCGAGTTGATTGTAATACAAACTCTAGTTGTTGAGGAGGTACATCAACTCCAACAATTCTATAAACAATAGTTACATTAAATTCATTATTGTCATAGTTTGGTTCGACAATAACATTGTTTAATATAACTCTTGGTTCATAATTCCGAATGGAGTTTTCTATTTCATCCTTAATTGCAATAGCCGATGTTGGATCAAGGTTCTCAAATAAAGATTGGCTGATGCGAGATCCAAAATTTGGATTGAAAAATTTTTCACCAGGGTAAGTGAAGACGATATTACGAACTGATCTTGCGATTGCAGATGCATTTTTTAGAGCAATTACATCATTTGATAGAGGATTGCTCTGAAATGATGCGCTAATATCCTTAAATCCTTGACTTACCCTTTCTAAAGGCATTATTTATGGGTTTATTATGTATTCTGAGTTATTTATGTGCTCAAAACTCATTTAAAGGAATCGGTTCAGTACCATATTCCCAGTCATCATAGTCCTCATCATTACGAATTTTTGAGTGTAACTCATTCTGTACTGCAAAATCGTGCTTTTTAGGTGTTATATCATCATTTGCAATTTCACGAAGCATCTTTTGCTTCTTAATTTTCTCTTCCCATCCATACTCACTTGCCAAATACTCAGTTCCCCACTCATTTTTCATGAAATTTTGGTCTTTATCGACTTTTTTGATCATTGTTTTGCTCCCGATTGATTAGATCAGAACTTTTTACGGGGTTGCTATCCCTTTCTTTAGCAGTTTTCCAGAAATATTCATCTTCACGACCCATTCCAAGTCGATCAAACCCATTTTCAACCTGATAAAAACATGTTGATACCTTAAAATCAGGCATTTTGGGGTCAACTGGTGTTAAACTATTATCAAAAATACGCAATCTATTATTTGGATACAGTGCATATTGCCCATTATTAAGTTCAATTAGATTATGTGACTTATGTTCAGATGGATTTTCGCTTGTTGCATAGTCAATAACATCACAATCTTGATGATAATTATCAATGGTACAAATATAAGTTCCTTTTTGAGTACCATGATCACGAGTGTAGCATTCAAAGTCCATACTTCCGATAAATTGTTTATGTATCGATACAACTCCATAGTCCATACAATTCCAGAATTGTAAGTTAGGTAGGTTCATATCAGGTGAAGGAGTCTCGGGGCGCGATACAAAGGCACTAATAGGCAGTTTATCGTACATTGCAGCATACTCGGGTAAGTATGTCTCAAAATAAAAAGCACGTCCAGGTATCGATTTACACGATACCCAGACGCCTTTTACAAATTCCCCATAACCACTTTGATGATCTGTTAAATATTCTTTACGAACCCATACTTCTATGGATGGTAAATTACAAATTAAAGCAGACATAAATGATGTTTTTCTTTTCGGATAACTATTTAACCTTTACCTTGTCCCCGATACTTTTTCTTAGGACCATTACGAGAGGTAGCACTGAGTAGTGTACGAGAAGAACGGCCTTGACGAGTTTTCTTAGGTGCTCCGGGTTGAAAAGTATTTCCTTTAAGTGCCATTAGATTTCCTCCAATTCAATTAAGTTAGGTTCAATATCATCTCCCGAGAAAAACTTCTCAGAGAGTTCTTGTAAGACCTCATTGCATTCTTCATGAGTGAGGTCTTTATAAATCTTACGTCCTTTATAAAGTACGTTGAATTTCTTCATCAGATAATACGAGTTTTTTCATGTCCAACACGAATCCGAGGATCGCACCAGATCTTATAACCTGCATCGATAGCATCAAGACAGAATGACACATCTTCGCCACACATATCTTGTACTGCACCAGATTCAAAGACTTGCATCTTCGGAGCAAACCAAGGATACTTGATTTTGGGATCTTCAAAGACGCCGTGCTTAATCATGACCCATCCAAAACCAGTGTAATCAACCGTGAAGGGCTTGCGGCGCTTTTGAATAGATTCGACAGTTTCGTGATTCATCACTCCACCATTCTTTCGGAAATCATCTTCATCTAACCAGTGTGCGACAGAAGTTGTGTGACCATCTTCGGTTGCATACCATCCAGCAGTGATTTCTTTTTCTTCGCCATCAGCAGGAAGTGCAAGATCACAGAGTTGCCAGAACTTGTTAGTGTCAAAGACAATATCCGAGTCAATCCAAAGTTGATAATCATACTTCAACTTTCCATCCCAAGGAATTTGATCAGCTCCACGAAGTACATTTGCGCCAAGCACTTTACAACGTGCAAAGTTAACCATTGATGAGTAATCTTGTGAAATCTGAATACTCATACCATTCTGTACCATATCAAAGCACAGTTGCACGAAGTTCTTCAGAAAGATATAAGATACTCCGCGACCAGGAAGGCAAAATACAATTGCCTTACCTTTCATTCTCTCCTTAATTGAATCAATATCCCAATCTATTTCTTTCTTTTTGGGTGGTGCAGCTTTTACAGTAAATCCTTTTGCCATAAGTAGAAAGTAACTTCAGTTCAAGTTTAACAGTTTATATATTCATTGTCAATATGAAGGACCACCTGCAGGTCCATTTTTATTTTCAACAGAAGTAAGTTCTTCATATGATAAATCCTCAATAGAATAGTCAGTTTTCATTAAACCGACAATACTATTGAGTTGATGCCATGTTCTTTTAAATTCTTCTTCTTTTAGGGAGTGATATAAACACCGATCCTTTGCATATATGTGATAAACCTTTTCCATATAAAAAATTTCTCCGGAATTTTTTTCAGCAATTTCAATTCATTGCCGCATTATATATCATCACTAATAAAAATCCAACGGGTATGAAAATCATCTGCTTTGGATACCTTATCATCCATCCTGCAAGTACTACCTTCCAGAAATTCCAATAGGGCGATCTTCTGCGGTACTTTTTGGGGGTTATCATACTTCCGGGAATTTTTTATGAGATTGATAAAGCTTGGTCGATTTGTCACCTCTGTAGGTTAGGGTAGTGATCGATTTTTATAACGCCCCCCCCCCATCACGCCGCCGCGACGATATAAACGCCCGCGCACGAATAACTGCCAAAAGCACGCATAAACTGGCTACGGTACGCATAAACTGATTATAAGATATGCGTCCCCCACTGTCAAGCAAGGGACGCACAGTTAGTTACACTCAGAAGGCGATTTCTTCCAGGGTAGGAATACTCTGTCCCAGGATTGGCAGATAGGTGCTATCAGCAACCTCAGCAACATTATCAGCAGTGAGTGCATCCAGAATGGACAGAATCTCGCTGCCAGTGTTACCTTGTGCCAGCAGAGAAAGCATCACGGACTTGGGCATAATAAGAAAGAAAAGTGTAGTGAACTGTTGGTGCTTTTAATGTCATCACCAGGACAATTGTGCATCAATTCATGATATCATGCCAGAAGTAATTCATTTGCCAGAGTACCCAATCGCATACCAGAGCGAAACTCAGTGACGAAGAATTCAGTGCCATTGTAGAGACGAATGAACCACTGATAGTTCTTCTGGAATACACCTTCACCAGAAATACCATGCTCAGAAAGAATAGCATTCAGGCGAGACTTTGTGGTGTTGGATTGCCATCCACCGTCGTAAAGTTTGATGCCATTGTCATCAACCTCAGCGATCAGATTGCCATGCAGACGCACATAGGAAACGCCGTCGATTGTCTCGACAGAAGTGTTTGCTTTGGACCAATACTCGTTGCTGTTGCTGATAGCGACGTTCATGAGTTGTTCGATCTTACGCATGAGGTGAGAAGCGGTTTGTG